AAACAGATCACCAGCACCGTCCATAAATGTTTTGTAACTAGCTGGACCGTCGCCCAAACCAAGTCCTTCTCCCATTTTGGAAAAAGATTCGCCAATGGTAGGTGGTCGGTACGCAGCACTGCCCGCACCACCGGGCTTGTATCCATAATCTGCTGCACGCGTTGCTGTTGCAGGGTCGTAAGGTATTTCAACAGGGGGATTGGTTGGAAACGTCCCATATGATGTAGCCTTTCCATCCGCAGAAGTAAAGGGACGAATCTCGGTGTTGGGAGGCGCTTGAACTGTTCCATCAGGGCCCGCAACCACAGATAACTTTTTAGGTGTAAGTGGGCTTTGTGCACTACTGGAGTCAGCAAATGCTTCAGGAGTAGCTGCATTAGGATTATAAAATGCTTCAGGATTGGTCTTATACAACTCCCCGGCATATGCTTCGCGGGCCGCGTTTGCTGTAGCGTTATCCGTCAATGCTCCCTGAGCCGTGTATTGCGGGAAAGCAGGAGTTTTAAACATTCCAGTAAACCGGTCTACCTGACCCGAAAGAGCCTGTCCGGGAGTTAAGCCGCTTGGTGTTCCTGTAAGAGAAGCTCCAGAAACTCCTGCAAGAGCGCCAGCGGTCAAACCACCAATTGCACCGGCTTTTAAAGCACTCTTTAAATTACCACCGGCTAAAAGTGTAGAACCAGCGCCGCCCACAAAACCGGTAATAGCAAGACCTGCCACGCTTGTAGCTCCTACACCTGCAAAAGCCGCTGCCGCAGGGCCTAAGAAGAAGCCAAGCGCTACGGTTGTAACGATCTTACCAATGGTGCTGCTTGCAAAACTCTTAATCGCTTTACCAAGGCTCTTAAAAGCCTTCTTCAAAAAAAACTCAGGCAGGCCCGTAGAAGGGTTAATCGTGCCTGAGCCACCACGGCGGCGCAGCATGCGCGCCTCCGCAGGTGTAATATGCGCCAACATGGTGTCACCGTTACGTCCATAACTGGCAATTGCCTTGGCAATCGGCTTAAGCTCTGCAATACCGCCCTTGGCAAAAGATTCAACACCAGACGGCTCGGCAATCAACTGATCCACGGCCATGTTCATGGCAGCAAAGAACTGAGGATCAAACTGCTCGGGCAACAATTCTTCCGGTGCACCCATCTCTATGTACTTTGCGCGGACCGCGGCATACTGCTCAGGGGTAGCCAGAATCTCATCCACCATGTTATTGAGCATGTCAAGCTCTTCTGGCGACAGATCAATCTCACTTAAGTCATTTCTAAACTGGGCCATGGCCGCAGGATCAACCTGCGAGGCACCCGCCAACATCTCATCACCAAATTCTTTAGGCGACATTGTCTGACGCATCTGGTCATAAACGGCCATCGTATTGGGATCGGCAAAAGGATTTGCGCCGGCTTCTTGGGGCATTTGTACATCGCCCCCCTTTGCAAATGCTGAAGCACTAATGTCGTCATATTTCTCAAGAGATTGGAGGTTGTTGCCTGTCAATCCGCGACTACCATCACCACCCGCAAACTGCCCTAAATCACCAATTCCGGCAACCCCATAGCGTCCAGCATCTGAATCTGCACGAAGGTTTGCTATCGTTGCAGTACGGTCTCTAGGCATAATTGGGGCAGTACCCTCCATTATTGCAGTGTCGTATGCTATTGCTCTAGCTTGATCTGCTGGAGAAAGTCTATTAGTGCCCATGGGAGAAAAAGCCGGATCAAATGCACCAGCAAACTGGCCTTGATCCCCGTAGCCGGGGGCAGCAAACTCGCCTGCATCTGATCGTTTTAATAATTCATCTCTTGCAAATCCGGGGCTAAGACCGCGTTCTGGAGTGTTGGCTCTTGCTTCTACTGCTAAAGGATTACCCTCACGGTAAAAAGGATCTTGTAGTCGGCCACTGGCTGCATCGTCATTTACACGTTGCCGCAATATATCGTTGTACGCGTCTGCTGCCGCACCTTGCCTGTCGTCGTAAGGCGTACCGGGTACTTGAAAGGTGTTTGAGTTACGCGAATAGCGTGGGGGAAAAGGTAAACCTTGAGCCATGTTAATTCCTTGAACTTATACCTATATTATGGAGTAACTGTGCCTACTGCGCCAGTACTACTGACACCTGTGAGGCCAAGAGTTATCGTGCCGCCAACGGGCCCAACTGATCCAACCCCTCCCGTGCCCTGCACGCCCGTTAAAAAAACTGGAACTTTAATGCGAAGCATCTGACTAGTTGCCTGAACACCATCCTGTGTGTCTCGATACACATCGCCAACACGAAGAGCAGGTAAATCAGCCTCCGTGGGCAGCGTTGCTAGATTTAAATTTAATGTTGCACCGCCCATGTCCCCCGGATTATTAAGCTGAGCAAAAAACAAACGAAGTACGTTGTTTAATTGATCTTGATATCTGCGCTCATATTCCTCAGGAGCCAACGGTAGGTTAGGTGGCCTGACATTAAGTTCTGCCATAGATCACCTACGACCATCTTTTCGGATGTCCAGTCGCGTAGCCCCCAACTGCCATGTTGTCCCCAACTTAGTGGACTCAGTCTTCAAGATCATCTGTCTCCCGCGCACGCGCGTGTTTATCTGTCCCGTAAATTCTTCCGTAACCACAAACGTCGAGCCCTTGACCACCGTTCCGCTCTTTTGCCCCGTAACGCCTGAGCCAGAATTATTCAAACCAAACAAAGTAATCGCTAATTCAGGCGATGAGTTTTCAGTAGATCCATCAAACGTCAAGTCAGGCAGCATGCGCCAAACTTCTGCAAAGTTGTGGCCATCCTCAATGTCAAACTCAGACGAAGAAATAAACGCAGTTATCGCTGCAGGCGTTCCCGTCTCATTGTCATCTACACCCACCTCATGCAACACAAGCTTTTTGTTGTACGTGGCTGCTATGGGGCTGTTCAACAAACTTGCATCAAGCCACGCGGTCCGCGCTAACGTGCCAAAATACCACGACTTTTCTTCATAGTTATAAATCACATACTTGTCAATTGTGGTGCTTCCCTCAGAGCAGTAGTACCACCAAATCTCGTTAAAGCCTTCGTTGGTCCCAGCAAAAACTTGCTGGTTCTGCTCTAAATTAATGTCGTTGTAAATGTACCTGCGCAAATCACAATTGAGTGTTTGCACCCGGCCGTCATAAGAATAAAACTTATCCACGCCCATCCAATACACCACACCCGATGCAACCACTGCAGCGTTAGGTCCAATGATAGAAATGTTGTCGCCCAAAGGCTGCGCACCAAACACAAACGGAGGACCAAGGTATTGCAGCGAATACACCGCTTGATCCGTGATCACTACAACCTCTTGACGAGTCTGCACCGCAGTAACAATCTCTGAGCCCAATGACAAGCGCAAACTACCCGCTTGATTCGTGGCCAGCGGTTCCCAAACAAAGGGGCTCTCCTGATCACTCCATCGAATGAGCATGGGATCAAGAACGGTGCTTTGAAACTCGTTCGTTCCAAAAAGGAGCACGAACCGTGTGTCGGTTACCAACAAATAGTTGTGAACAATTGGCGTATTAATGTCCTCTACACCGTAAAGATTCACTCCGCGCTGAGAGATAAACTGCAGCCCCGATTGACCGCCACTGGTGGTAATTGCAGCGCCGCTGATCGTGGCAGCCACACTAAATGTAGTGCCTGATGAGTCACGCACAAAATAGGTTGTGCCCACAACAAGGCCCGTGGGCAACGCGCCTGTAGACTCAAATTGAACCAGTGTTCCATTAGGTAAATTAAATCCACCGGGCATTGTGATAACACCGGGGGCAGCAATTGAAATGGTAACTTGAATGGGTGTTAATTCTTTTTTAGCGTCCCAGTAATAAACACCTTGACCCCGAGCGCCGTAGATTAAATCCTCACCAAAGTTTCGGTGATTCCACAACTGCAAGGCGTTACTGCCTGCCTCTCCTTCACCCCAAGTGCCGCCGCCCCAAGTGCCTGCGCTCCAGCCGTTATATGGGACTTGAGAAGAGGGGCCTGCGTTGACTTGATATTGGGTAACAACTGTAGTGCCTCCGGGAGAGCCGGACACGTCAGTAGCATTGCTTACCGCGTCAACCGTGATGGTGTAGTTGTCGTCATCAATTACAGTAAGTTGAAACTCACCTTTTAATTTTGCAGCCGTAATGTTTCCACCAAGACCTGTAATACCTGCACCGCTAAAAGTAACAAAACTGTTAGTTGCGCACCCGTGGTCTACGTCAAGTACATTTACGGTGGATGTTCCAACACTGGCTACGCTAAACGGATTGGTTAAAACAACAGTGCTGCGGATTGGGGTGACATCATAAAAAGTCCCGCCTCTGTTAATGTAATACTTTAGATTAGTGCCCACTCCTACAAGACCTTCATTGGCTAAAGTAACCCAACTCCACAGCGCACGGCAAACACCATATTCAAAAGCAGTGCTTGAAAACGGAATCCAGCCCCCAATTTTCTCGGCACCCCCTTGGCGAAACCGGACTTTATCGGAGTCGTACCAGCCCCCTTCTGTGGCATAACGGGTATTTTCCCGATTGACCCCAGTTTTAAACAGTATTTTGGAAAGTGGCATTTTTAATCCAGTAAGGCGCACTCAGCCGTGCGGCGTTTTAACAAGCCCGGCAAAACCTTGCCGCCACCTTTAGTCCAGAGCATCAGTTGTTCTTTTGCTCCTTCCCAATCATTGGCGTTTATTTTCCTCTTTAATGTGCTTGTTTGCAAGCGTCCGGTGCCCAAATTGTAGGCAAAATCCACGATGGCGTTGCACCTGCGTTCGTCCAGAATCAAGCCGGGGCAGTTACGCAGAACACCGGGCAAGTACGTATGCTCAAGCTCAATCATCAAAAGGGCGTGAGCCTCTTCCTGACTCATTGGCGCATCTTCTAAAGTTACCTTGCGCTTGTCTGCGTAGTAGGTAGAGCCGTAGCCAATTGTGGCTACATTGGCAGGGCAAAGATACGGCTTGGAGCGAAAGCCCTCAAACCGTTTGCACATCTCTGCGGCTAGTTCTAGGTTCATAACCCACGCTGTTTCAAAGTTCTATCGAGGAACCAATAGTTAATTGTTCCAGCCAAAAGTGCCGAGAAGTCGGGAGAAATCATCATCTTGAAGACCTCCATTGGGGGCGCTCCTGCAACGTATGCGTTCCAGCCAAACCATAAGTGAACGCATGACCAGACCAAAAGAATCCAGTACGTAACGACAGGGCGAACAGAAGCAGACAAACTAGCAGCCCAACCGCCAGCGGCTTTTACCATTGTGGCTTGCTGCTCGATTGCAGAGTTAAAAGCATCCATGACACCTACGTCAACAGCAGCTTCCCGCTGTGCTCCAATCTCAGCCAGCTTCATCTGACCTCTGATTTGCTCCAGTTCACACTGGCGGGCAAACATAAGCATCTCATGCGACCGTTCGTTCTTCTTGTCAAAGAACTTGAGAACTTCCGGAGCCAAGCGAAAAATACCGCCTAGCGCTCCGCCCAATATGCCACCAAATACTTCAAACATAATCAGTCCTTACATTTAGATTTCTCATCATTCTGCATGAGTTTGATACCACTCAGGAACCCAATCATGCCGCCGATAAGTGTAGAAAAAGCGGGTGAAATCATTTTGAAGATTTCTGCGTTGTCCACTTCTTTGGCCCAAAGGCCAAGCATAAAGCTGACGACCATAGCCAAAACAGAGATGCACAGGGTTGTGCTTACCATCAGCGTGACGTACAGCGTCAGCTTGTCCCTTGTGTCTGGCGATGGCTTCTTGGGTCTGGGTATCGGCTTTCTGGTCATTTCTTCTCTCGCTCAAGTGCGTCCTTGTAGCCATGAACAACTTTGTTACGTAGCCATGTGGAATCTGCCGTACCTGCCCACTCTGCTAGGTTGTTCCAGATCACCATGTATTCGGTTGACTTGCAATGACCTGCGTTCCGATCCAGCCACGCCATCATTTCTCTGTGCCGTATGGTCGGATCGTGGACTGTGTAAGCAATCCCGTAGAACTCGCGCACATGGCATCCGCTCTTGGCCGTGGCTCCAACTAGCCCTAAGACTAACAGTAACATTATGAGCCAGCGCATGAGTCATTGCCATATCCATAAAATCATGTACGTACCAAAGATCACGAAGGCCACTATACAGGCTGCCGCAATAATTGCTTCAGCCCAGTCTCTCATGGCTATGCCGCTGCTGTACGCAAAGGTGCTAAGTCTTCCGTTGTCCAAAAATCTTTAGCCAACATAATTTGTAAGTGGCGCTTATTGCAATCTAATCTGTCTGCCCAAACAGCGTCAGTTGTGTTTTGCGGTTTACCCGCATTTATCAAATTAACGCTGTCTATAGCGGCTTTGTAGTGCTGTGCAATTTCTTCTGGTGTAGGTGTATCAATCATGTTTGTCCTTATGGGTGTGATGCAACATAAGCATCAAATTTTGCGCTTAATTCTTGCAATGCTTTGACTAAAACAGGAACAAGAGATTCTCCGTTGTAACGCAGTTTTTCGCTGTCTTCTGCATCAATAATGACAGGGTTACTTCCTTCTAAAGCCAAAATGTCTTGTGCTTTAAAACCATACCGAACAGCACCATGCGGCACAGTAGACTCGCGGGTTTCTTTAAACTGATACTGAACTGGATTCAATTGCTTAACAAAATCTAAGCCATGTGGCACTGGAGCAAAGTTTGTTTTATCTCTAGCATCAGATACCACAGTCCATGCAACTTGCACATACGCATTGGTTACAGACGTATGCCCCATCGAAATTCTATTGTCTTGAGTAGATATGGTAAAAACTGGAGCGTTAGTATCAGCGGCGGTCATATTGGCTAAAGCCAGATTGCCTGAACCAGTTGTGCAAGCAACCATTGAAAAATAACCCATAGCCACATTATTTTTTCCTGTGCTGTTGTCATTTAGCGTATAAGCGCCAACTCCTACGTTTTGAAAACCTGTGCCAGTACTGTTAAGAGCATCTCGCCCAACTGCGGTATTACTACCGCCCGTGGTGCTATTCCTAAGAGCGCCACGCCCAATGGCTACGTTATTAGAACCTGTGGTGCTTCCATAAAGGGATTCGTATCCCATAGCCGTGTTGTGACTTCCAGTTTCATTACTTACCATTGAATAATAACCACTAGCGGTATTATTTTGTCCCGTGGTGTTGCCGTACAATGAATAACTGCCAATAGTTGTGTTGTAAGTACCAGTGCTGTTTGTTCGCAATGCACTCATACCAACAGCCGTACAATATATTCCTGTTGTTGCTTGTGCCGCGTCATATCCCAATGCGGTCAGGAAAGGAGTACCACCACTGGCAGTCATCTTTCCGTACACACTACCTTCAACAGTAGGTGTAGCGGCAGAACCACCAGCCGCCGCCCACGAACCATCACCACGCCAGAACGTAGAAGCACTAGCAGATGTTCCTGAATTTAAGTTAGTGACAGGTAGATTGCCTGTAACCCCTGTGCTTAACGGCAAACCCGTAGCATTGGTTAAAGTACCACTTGCGGGTGTTCCTAAAACTGGGGCAGTTAATACTGGCGCAGTTAGCGTCTTATTTGTCAGCGTAGTTGTGCTTGTTGCCGTAACAACATTGCTCGGTGTGATGATTCCAGATAGTGCTACTGTAGCCATGATTTAATCCTTGTTTATATAGTTTCCGCATCAGGCACTTTTATTTTTGCCATGATAATTGCCGTTGATGTATCTCTATCAATTTTCATATAGCCCTTACAAATGATGTTGTAGTCTATCCCATTAGCGTCTTTTTCGCTTTTTATAGGGGTCGTGATGTTGAGGTTCTTAAACAGAAACTCTTTGCCGTTTTCAAACACACGCCAGACATGATCCATTGAACCACGGCCTTCTTGCCCACGGCTTTTGTTAAACCTGATCTTGTACGTGTTCATATTACTTCAGCGGCTTGTTGCGGCGCAGGGATCACAGTCAAGTTGAAATGCACAAACTTAATTGGCAACTCAGCCGCGTGACGTGTGAACGAATGCATCAACCATGAGTTAGCAAAGATCATCATGCCGGGCTTTGGCGTGAAGTTAATCATTTTGCTGGCAGGTGTTGCCATGCTTATGTCTTGCTCTGGCAGATCAATCTGCACCTTGCCTGCACGGGGGTCGTGAAACACAACGCGGGAACAATCTTCTGGTGTTTCAAGAAAATAGAAACCAATAATTTGCGAGCCAAAACCGTGAACATGCGCATCCATTGCAGAGTGCTTGTAGTGTTCCTGTGTCCACATTTCTGTAAACGATACTGCCATGTTCTGCATGGCGTAGCCTTGCTCATTGAGAATGTTCCAAGCAGTTGCGCCAACAAACTCAGTAAACCCAGCCATACGTGGGTCAGCATAGTAGCTGCCGGTCATGTACAAAGGATAGATTTCATTAAGCGACTGCGTTTTACGGGCTTCAGCTAAACCTTCTTCAGAGACAGTGTTAACCACATCTAGAAAGTCAGGGCGCTCAATGATGTAGATTGGGCAAGGAAAATGGTACGCAACTTGAAGCTGTGTGTGCAATACAACTTCAGCCACTGACTCAGCGGCTTTGCAAACCTTTGGCTTTTTAGCTACTTTGCTCATGGTGTAATCTCAACCCATTGCCAAGCAAAGAAATCAAATTTGAATTCGCCTTCTGGACGCGCTGGAGTATCTTTCCAGTTTGCATCCGCGCCACACCAAAACGTTTTAATACCCGCGTCAAGTTTTGTTTGGTCTGGTTCTGGACGTGGAATTGGTGGCTCGTACTGGAATGTCTCTTCGTTTAACACCCATGCTGACCAGTTTTCAGCTTGCAAGCGGGCCGCCCAAAAATCTTGAGCCGCTTTAATAGCCACCTGTCTTGTGGTTTCTTTTTCTTCAGCAGTCATATCACGCTTTTGCCATACGTCTTTGTACACGCCGTCAACCAATTCGTATGTGGGATCTTCGGACACCATGACTTCGTACATACCAAGCACAGGACGTTCAATGCGCTCAAACCGAGCAAACTCAGGTGGCAAGTTATTAACATCTACATCAGGAAATGCTTGACAAAAGTTGTCTCTCAAAATTGGGTGTTTAAACGGCTGACCGTCTTTAATGCGAATATAAAGTTCCATTATTTAATCCAAAAAATTAAGGTGAACCTGCGCAAGTAGATGGGAATGAACGTGTGTTTCCGGGCCAGATGATACGAACTGCGCCGTTAGCGCCATCTGCTCTATTACTAACAAGAATACCACCACCCCCGCCGCCGCCGTATAAACCTCCAGCACCGGGCATACCACCAGAACCATTGCCACCCGCATTGCCGCCAGAACCGCCGCCACCCCCACTGCCGGGAGTACCACCTGAAGCACCACTACCAGCAGTTCCGTTGGCTCCTTGACCAAAAATTCCTACACCGCCGCCACCTCCAGAACCCAACACGATGGCGGGACAGCAAAATGTTCGTGATCCTCCCCCTCCACCACCAGCGCCTACCGATCCAGCAACCCCATCTTGACCTGTTGCGCAGAGTCCCGCATTACCGCCCTTTCCTGCGCACCCAATTTTAGTCCCATATCCACCAGCACCGCCTCCACCACCTCTACAGCTTCCTCCGCTACCTGCTGAATTTGATCCCCCATCTCCGGTGAAACCGCCGCCTGCGGTATTGTTACCGCCCCCACCGCGAACCACACAAGTAGCAACAAAATATGAAGTGCCTCCTGTAGAAGTACCAGATGCCGCAACACCCCCAATGCCAACAACTACTGTGTATGAGTAACCGGGAGTTACGGAATAGTTATTCTTATAACCAAGACCGCCTCCACCTCCACCAGCGCCTCCACCGCCACCGCCGTTATTTGTTCCAGCACCGCCGCCTACAGCAAGAACTGCAACAGAAGTAACTCCAGCAGGCGCAACCCAACAGTATGTACCGGCGCTGGTATAAGACTGTGAACTTGGGGCCAACGAAGTTGTTATTGAATTACTTGCCGCACTCGCCGCACTTGTACCAATAGCATTTGTGGCTGTAACGGTAAAGGTGTATGAAGTTGAACCAGACAGTCCAGAAACTGTAATTGTCCCAGACCCTGCTTGGCTTAATGTTCCAGTAATACCGCTAGGGCTTGAAGTGGCGGTGTAAGAAGTAATTACAGACCCGCCGTTGCTTGCAGGGGCAGTGTATGTAACAGTTGCTGTTGATGAGCCTGTGGCAGTTGCAGTTCCAATAGTAGGCGCACCGGGAACTGATGTTGCCGTTACCCCAGCCAAGTTAAGCATCATTCCACTCATGCTAAATTCCCCGTTACAACCGCCCGTGTTGCGGTAATAAACAAAATAGTGGCTACGCCTCGTGTAGTCACGCTAAAGGTGCTGATGTCTGCGTCTGTGCCACCTTTATAAACATCTGTTATAGCAGAGCAAGTGCAGGAAATAGACGCTGATGTGTTGTTGAAGATACTGATTGCATCACCAGCCGCAAACACAGAAGCCGGGACTACAACAGTACCTCCAGTGCCAAGCTCAATGAACTTACCCACATCGCCAGCAACAAGTGTGTAGCTTGTTGTTTTAGCACCTGAATTTGGTATGTTGAGATAGCCAACTTTGTTTGTGCCGTCTACAGTGCAAGATGACAATACGCCTTGTGATGGCGTTCCCAATTGAGGGGTTGTCAATATTGGGCTTGTCAGTGTCTTGTTGGTTAAAGTTTGAACGCCCGTTAAAGTGACTGCTGTACCGCCATTACCGCCGACCTGCGCAGAAACATTCCATCCATAGCTTGCACCTGTATAAACAAGCGTGACAGTTGCACCCGTAATATCACAAGTCAGTGTGTCGCCAGCCGTATTGCCAGCTATCTTAATCAACGCTGTAGGATCAATTGTTAAATTGTTTGTTCCCCACTGACCAAACGAGTCAACCACAATAACAATATTACCAACTGATGGACTTGTAGGCAGAGTAACTGTAAAAGCACCGCCCGTTGTATTTGTTAAAACACCATCATTGTTTGCGGCTGTGTAGTTAGCTACTTTAACTGCTGTGTAAACAATACCGCCAGCGGCTGGAGCAGAACTTGACCAAGTTGTACCGTTAGAAGTTAGTACATTCCCTGATGTACTGGGCGCTACAAACAAAGGTGATGATGTACCATTACCCAAAATGACGTTGTTGGCCGTGAGGGTTGAAAGACCTGTACCGCCCTGCGCCACAGTAACGTCTGTGTTCTCATCAAGCATCCTAACCCACGCACCGCTGTGAGCAAAATACATGGCCCCGTCTGCGTGACTGTGGGCTATTGCACCATGATAGGTTGAGGCCGAGGGAAACGCCGCTTGATTGGCAAAGTAGAACGGGATAATACTGCCCGCGTTTACTGCTCCCAAGATAGCGCTGCTGAATGAATTTAGAACATCTACTACGTTAGTGCCATCGTTGTAAACCAACGTGGCTTTACCCGCCGCGACCGCTATGCCTGTGCCGGTGGTGTTCTTAATGGTCTTTACACCTGTACCGTTGTTGCGGATTAGATAAAACTTCTCAATCTGGCAGTTAGAACCCAAGATTAAGTTACCTGCATAACCTACACCAGCACCACTTTCTGTGATGTTTAAACGCAAGTTTCTGGCTGACTGAGTAGTAGCTGAGTCTGTTAATGTAAGCGTTACATCTGCGGCGGATGAGAAATCTACGGTGGCAGAGCCTGTAATAACTTCTCCCAAAACCGCATCACCAAGGTTAACGTTGGTGGCCGTTCCCCATGTACCCGAGTTTGCCCCTGTTTCAAGCAATTCTATTTTAAGTGCTGACCATGTACTTGCCATTTTTGACTCCTAAGTCGTAGAGACCGCAGTCCAATTTGCTGTCTGCGTATTATCAATTACATTCCAAGCAAATGCTTGTGAAATTGTTCCAACCGATCCGGTTGCTGAGACACCCGATATTGACCGACCCACCCCTAACGATCCTACTGATCCAGTAGATGAAACACCTGTCAAAGCCGCTACGGTTGTAGGCCCACTTGTACCCACTAAACCTGTACCCGACACACCTGAGAGTTGTATACCAACCCCCACACTACCTACTGCGCCTGTACCCTGTACACCCAGCAAAGATTGCTCAATATTCAGTAACCCAACAAATCCTGTACCGTTTACACCCGTAAGAGCAACGTTAGCACCGGGCACTACAATCCCAGCGTCACCTGTTGCAAAAACGCCGGTAAGCGCTAATGTTGATGTAGAGGTTGAAGCCAGTGTTCCCACCGCCCCTACTGCGCCTACACCCGTAAGCGCCAGTACACCTAAAACACCAACTGCCCCAGTATCTCCTGTTGCCGCTACACCAGATAACGACACTTCTATACCAAAAGAACCTACCGCGCCCGTTGCACTGACTCCAGAAAGTTGTGCTCCAGTACTGCCTGTAACCGTCCCCACAGCGCCCGTAGCCGCGACACCTGTGAGCGCAGTTTGACTACCGCCCCAAGTATTATCACCCCAAGCGTCTGCGCCCCATGCTGTGGACATGACTTACCAATTACGCAATGCGGAGTAATCCGGTCGTTGCATCGTTGGTTGGCATGGTTAACGTAAACGTACCCGCAGCAACTGTTTGAGCCGAGAACGTGTAAACGGCTACAGACTTCTTACCCGCATTTGTGTCGTTGTACAAAAGCATCGCATCAAACGATGTAGCCAATGTGACCGTGGAATACGTAATACTTGCTGAAGGCGTTAAAAACGAAGTCGTTCCAGTGCTGCTTGGTGCTGTACCAAACGTCACAGTCACACCGCCAGCGGTGTAACCTGTACCCGATACTTCAGTTACTGCGCCGGTATAAGACGTTGTTGCAGCATTTAAAGTGCTGGCCGCCGTGAATAGAGCCGCTTTAAACACATCAGCAGTTGATACTGTGTGAGCAGGAACGCCCGTGCCGTTAAACGCATGAACTGCGTTAAATAAGTCCACCTTGAATGAGGTGGTCATTGCTTGTGTGTTTGCCATGATATTTCCTTAAAAAGAAGCGGTTTCACCAAAACTGACAACAGCCTGTTTGAGCTGTACATGCACGGAACGGTGAACTAATTCGCCGTCTAACCAATACTCAACCCAGTTGGTTGTTTCATTCTCATTATCCAATGAACCTTCACGCTTTTCAAGCAATGATTCGTCCATTTCACCTTTTGTCGTGGTAATCAATTTGAACTCCTAATAAGTGCAGAAGATGCCGATGTTGCTGGCATCACGATTGTAAAGTTACTTGAGGTTTTATCAGAACCAAAATCTAGGACTGCAATAGATTTATTGCCCTGCGTTACGTTATAGATCAAAGCACACCGGGCGGTCACTGAAGCGTTAAAGACTGCATCGCTAAAATTAACAAAGGCCGTGTACTCAGATGAACTGATTGTGACCCCCGTTAAGGCTATCCCACCGGCCACATAGCCTGTCCCAGTTACCTCGTTGGTTGCTGAGTAAACAGTCGTACTTTCATCAAGATTTGCACTGGCCGTATACAGAGCAACTTTCAAGGTGTTTGTAGACAAGTTGTGAACACCTGTATACAACTCTAACTTAAAGCTGGTGGTCTGGGTTTGTAAGATCATGTGACTGCGACCCTATATTGACCATCACGATAAGCGTCAGCACGTTGTTTGCCATCGGCAAGGTTCTTATACAAAGCAATAGCTTGAACATACCGTTCTTGATACAGTGTAAGCATATCTGGCTCGCCCTTCATGTAGGTGTAAGCCTCCATTAAAGATCCATACAAAAGCACAGTATCAAAGTTATCACCCAGCCATGTTGTACTGGCAGTCACAATAGACTCTGGGTAATAGTAATAATGTAGTTCTGCGGTGTAGCCTGCATTTGGTGTCGGGCCAAGAATGAAAGTAAGCTCCGCCTCATCGTCTGACCGAGGGCCAAAGATGGCGTAGTGTTTAGGCTGACTAAGCTGTGAGGTCAAAGGATAAGCCTCACGAATAAAATTAACGTCTTTATTTAACAAGTAAAAATTGTCACCTTGAAATACGACTGTACCTGACACCGTTGCGCTGTTAGCCACCGTCAAAGTAATTGTTGTGCTGGCAATGCTTCTGACCAGTGCGTTTGTACCAATACCCGTCCCAGTGACCTGCTGGCCTACCGCAATACCCGTGGTGCTTGCAACAACGATTGTTTTAAGCCCAGACGTACCCGTTGCGGTCGTTGAGTTGTTTGGGAATATACCAAGGCTGTAGGTAGACAAAAAGTCCGTTGGACACTGCAAAAACTTATTACCAGTGGTTAATACACCCGTAACGTTCTTACGCAGAAAAGAGGGTTGAGCCACGTTGTAGATACGCTGCTCTGCCTGTCTAACAAAGACAGGTATCTCCGCCACGAAGTTTGTCTCCGTGTTCTCGGTATACGCCTGAATAGCGCTAACGAGTTCTGCGTAGTTCATGCCATCGGGCCTCTAGCAATTCTACCTTTGATAGCCGCACCATTGCCCCGCGTTTCAATACCAGTTGTCTTAGCCTCTGGCGCTTTTCTGCGATTAATTCCACCAACAGACATATTGACTGTAGATGCATCACTTTGATCTGGGCCACTACCGGGGTTAGTAGAAGCTTTAACAGGCTTACCTGTCATGGTATGAGGAGGGGCATAAACCTTGGCATCACCCACTTCTTTACCCATCATTTTTTTACTGTGCATATTAGCCTCGCTTTTGTGCTGCAATTTTAGCTAAACCACGGCCCATAGACTTCATGTTGGCATTTGTTTTACCAACGGTACCATGTATGGGACCATGTTGAATGGCTGATTTAGGGCCGCTGTTACCAAGGTTTTTACCTTCGGTCTTGCCTTTTTTAGCAATGCCGTCTGCTGATCGTGTGTATGCCATGTTTAGCTCCTATGAAACTGTTACTGTACCAACAAATGTTGTTGCAACCAAGTAGTTTGGCGTGAGATATACATCATAGTCTCTAGCCCCACCAACTGGATTCCAACCCCACTGAATATCTCGCGAACCACCCGTTAAATTACCTGCTGTATTCAAACCCGCCGTCACATACGTTGTGTCTGGCCGGGGCTGATACAGAGCCTGTGGATCATTAACAGGATACATTCCTAACTGCAACTGCGGCTGATCTGGATCCCAACAAGCTTCACATACTTTAAGCTGATAAAGTTTAGTCTTGATGACTTCAACTTTTAGCTGCTTTAACTTGTAGCGTTGTCCACACCGATCACATTCAGCAATTGCATATTTACCAGATGCAAACGGAGTTGCCATTAAGAACCACCACCGATATACGCTATACGAGGCACCAACCTCAATGTAGCCTTCTCACGATCTTCTTGAGCCGCTAACTTGTACTGCTCTTCATAAACGGCTTTAAGCATATCTAAACGGCCTTGTAACTCAGGCACCTTCATGGCAATGTAGTAGGCTAGTCCAGCCACTACACATGGTAGAAAGCGAAAATTCATATCAGATGTTTGTATACCAGCGCCAGTGTCTTGGATGCGGCGCATTCTGTAGTAAACAAACTGGTATTGCTGGGATCCATCGGGCGTAGGCCATACAGTCACAGCAGGAAGCTGGGGCACAAACACCGCCGTTCCATCCGTCTGAGCAGCTGCTGTTGTGTTGTTCTGGCCACGGAATACGCCGCCTAGCACACTACCACTGATATAGCCGTAGTAAATATCTTCGGTGCCTAAACGGATAAACCCAGATCCGGCTAATCCAACAACCGAACTAAGCGTGATAGTTGTAGCCGTAGCCGTAATTGCACCATCAAGTACAGCCGTAGTGGGGTTAGTCTCGCCAGACAAACGCTGAATCCAGACTTGAATTGGGCGACCCTGCACCATCTTGTTAGGGATGGTTGCGTATGTAGAAACGCTAATACGGGTAATGCTCAAATCTGCTTGAGTTGACGCGCTATTAGCTTGCGTTCGGATTACATGATCCAATAGGTCAATCGTATCTGTAGGCAGGGCATATGTGGCCAGTCCTTGAGTTAGGGTGATAGTCCCTGTCTCAATTGTCCACATGTTAATGCCACGATTAGCCCATTCAATGGTCATGATGTTAAGAGAACGGCGCGCTGTACGTAGGTCATAACCTGAACGCATCTCACGGCCAGCTCTCTCCCACGCCTCTTCAGCGAGCTCAGTGAACTCCATGTTAAAGGCTGTGGTTCCTGTAGTGGTCATTTCTTAGCAGTCTTAGCAGAGTTAATGAACGCTTGAGCCGTAGGCGCACCTTTAGAGCCGGGTTTACGCATCTTCTCTTTAGATCCAGCTGCAATACGTTTTTTCTTTGCGTGAATGTTGGCATACAAGCCAACAGGCCCACCATCATTCATGTATCCCATTTTGTTACGCACATCTGTAGGCAACTTGGCTAAACCCGGATTTTTCCCAACATCCACTTCTTTTAAAGATCCGCCTTCAGAGTACGCGGTAAAGTCAGTGTCATCCCTACGCGCTTTGCGTACACCTTTGGGCATCTTTGAGGAGCGCATAGCGCCCATTCCACGGCTTGACATCATTTTGGGTTGCCTTTTGCTTTCTTGGCTAGAAACAATTTGTCAACCATTTCTATCCGTTGAGGTTTAGTTGTAACTTTGTTAATAATACCCAATCGTTTGGGTTTACTTGCGCCGTAAAACCCAGCCTTCTTTAAAGACTTAACTACTTTAGCAGCGGGTTTTACGGTTGCCATATCAGCACATCTTTCCGCGAGTTTTACCGCGTTGAGCAATGCCATCACCACGATTAGATGCAGTCATACCGCCAGACTTCATACCAAAAGATGCTTTGATGCGATCAGTAACAGAGCGTTTATCAGTTGTACCGCAAATTTTCTAAAGGTGGCGATATGAAAATGGTTAGCAAAAGCGGCATGGCTAAAAGTGGTATGCACAAGATGCCCGATGGCAAGATGATGAAAAACTCTGCTATGAAAAACGGCGGCATGGCTAAAGCAGACATGAAGCAAGATAAAGGCATGATGCAGAAGGCCGTGAATAAACACGAAGGCCGTTTACACAAAGGCCAACCAATGACCAAGTTGAACATGGGCGGTATGGCTTATGCAAAAGGTGGTTTTACTAAAGCGGCTGATGGTGTTGCTTCTAAAGGCAAAACCAAAGGTACTCAAATCAAAATGGCTATGGGCGGCAAAGCCTGTTAAGGAGTAAATTATGAAAAAACGTTACCAAGAAGGCGGCCCCATTGACGAAATGGAAGAAGCCAACAATCGTTCACAAATTGTTTCTCGCAGAAGGCCATTACCGCCTATGTTCGCCTATGCCATCACCCAATGATGAAAGCGGTCGATTGCAAAACATGATTTCATCGGGTTCTGACATTGTTGGTAGACCTCAAGATGAGGGATACAGGCCAAATGCAGGTACTGCAATGGAACGTGCTATGGCCGAAGGCGCGTATGACTCAGGTAAAATTACTGAGTCTGGAGATCAGGGTTTTGGTGGACCCGGTTCTAGTAGAACTGTAAAAGCCATGCCTACAGCCATGCCATCTGCGCCTAAAGCAGCTCCTAAAATGGCGCGTGACACTGGTAGCGATATGGCTCGCATGATGAATCGTGGTAAGTCTGCTGAAATGCCTGCAGGTAGCCCCGGGCGCGGTAAATCTGCTGAGATGCCAGCTGACGTATCTAAAATGTCTGCAAATGACCGCATGAAACGAAGTGTTGAAACAAATCTTGCTGGCGCTAGAAGTGGTAGTGGCTCAACTGATACACGTTCTGCTAACGAGCGTATTCGTGACTCTGGTATTGGCTCATCAATAAGCGATTATTTTAAAAACTTCAAAACGCCAGCACAACGCAAAGCCCAAGAGCAAAAAGAAAAAGCCTCAAAGGGTTACGCTAGTGGCGGCTCAGTTAGTTCAGCTTCTAGCCGTGGTGATGGTATTGCCCAGCGCGGTAAAACTCGCGGAAAGATGTGCTGATATGGCAACCGTAAAACCAGCTGCTAAAGTAGTTAAGTCTTTAAAACAGGCTGGGTTTTACGGCGCGAGTGAACCTAAACGACTGGCTATCATTAACAAAGTTACAACCAAACCCCAGCGGATAAAGATGGTTGATAAAATGTTTTTAGCTAAAAAAAGTAAAGGGAATTTAAAATGATGGCAAGCCGTGGAATGGGTGCAATGCGCGCCTCAAAGATGCCCAAAGGTGTACGCAAAGAGCGTAGGGATGACACAGACTTTACTGAATATTCTAAAGGCGGAGTCTTAAAAGAAGTAAATTCTGAAGAGAATCCCGGTTTAGCTAAGTTACCTACAGACGTTCGTAACAAAATGGGATACATGAAAGATGGCGGGCCTATTGGCTTGTATGCCAATATTCACGCAAAGAAAAAACGTATCGCGGCTGGCTCTAAAGAGAAGATGCGTAAGCCCGGATCTAAGGGTGCGCCTACGGCTCAAGCGTTCATTAACTCTGCTAAGACTGCTAAGAAATGACCACTACAGGAACCACAGCCTTT